CTTAAGGATATTAATTGACTACACGTACTATGTACGGTCGAGTACTTTTTATTAAATGTCGCGTGATCCATATCCGGTTTATCGTACCGTGAATCATTGGTAACGCTATTCTTTTATTGAAGTAGTTATTCGTCCTTGGTAATTAATCCTTTCCTCTCAAGATGACCGGTGGTACCACCTTAGTATTTTTCGAGGATACTAGGTAGACATGCAGTGGTGTTGTTAGATGGTAAGTTGAAAATACTATATCCTGTGTAGGTATATGGTCTTTTGTTACTTATAACTTCCCCGTATGTTGGTATGGTGAACTGAGATTTGTGTAGATATTTTTTATAACCTTTTGGGTTGAATGAGTATTCTTTTTCTTCATCATCGAAGAGAGATGGATATTTATTTTTCTTAATCCAAAGTGTTGCTGGATCTATACCAGTCTTCTCACGATTTACATAGACATATTGATAGGCCTTCTTTAGGTTCGTCATTTTGTCTGATACGTGAGATTCACAACCACCTATACTTAGTGGTGAGGATGTGTGTACAAATTTACTTTGGCGTTTACAGAGATTGGTGTTCTTTAAGTAGAATCCAAGTTCTCGATAGAAATGTAATTGTGATTTGGGACTCATTCCATTTTGATTCTTGTTCAGTTCTCTATGATACTCGTAGATATTTGTGTATGGTTTAAATACCTTACCATTAATGAATCTTAATTGATCGTAACTACCTGTATTATAAATAAATGGTCGACTGTTAATTGTGAAATAATTTCTATGGATAAAATTCTTTCCTGGGCTGGGTCTGAAACCCACCTCACTAATGATATTTCTCCAATGAATATGGAACTCTTTTGTCGACTTGAATAAGATATCATCACCATTAATAAGCGGTTTAGTAGATGATTGAGGAGTCCTTCCCCGATAATGTTGATTGACATCCCATATGTCATTAAATGTTTCTTGTGCATATTCATAAGTCCACTTATTGATCAAGCATAGGATTGGAAAGGAGATAAGACTCCCCATCAATTGGCCATTTTTCTGATTCAAAAGAAAACCAGAGTTTTCGTCGATTATGGTAAAATTATCGAAACTTGACCGTAAAAGGTCAACGTCAGATATATACCGATCGTCAATGAGAAAATGGTGATTAGCTTGAATACCAGTGAGTGCTGCTAGGACTACATCTCGGTGTATAGTATCAGTTGCCGCTGAATAATCTCCTGACGTAAAGTCAAGGGAATTGGGCCAGTTCATACTTCTTACCGCACTAAGAATATCGGGATCATTGGTTAGTTTGAAGGTCGCGTCTCTGTCTATGTGATGTTTGATTGCCTCTTGGTACTGTTTAAGTACTTGGTGGTGATAGGGCATTGCTGTTAGATTCCTGATCTTTAATGGTTCTTGGATCTGAATATGACGGACGGTATGGTTATTATTATACGATCTTTGGATGCACTTTTCAGTAATAGCATCACAATCATTAAAGTAATTATCTACATCGTCAGTTGATATGGGTCTAGTGGCTGTTAGAATAAAGTCACGATTTCTACTACCTTCAAGACACGCTTTGTTAGATTGATGAATAATAGGTCTTGGTAATTTAAAATTTTTAAAATACTGATACGATTTTTCGGAAATGTAGCAGAGTATGTCACTGTTGGTTTTAGTAGATTGAGAAAGGTCTTTGCCATACTTTTGTTTCTCAAACATGAGTACTTCATGGGGTAAGTTCCCCTGGTAAAATCTTTTAAATTGTGACATCTGATAAGCACCTCTAAATGTTTCTAGTTTCCTTAAAAGGAATCTACGGAACTTTTTTGAACCAAAACCAGTGATAAATTTAAAGACAACCTCCTCGAATGGTGTGAGGGAAATGTCTATGAGATCGTACATTGATGTACATTTTGTAGCACAATTCTTAAATGCTGAGTAGATTTCTACTATGGTTTTGTCTTTACAGATTTCTTTAAGTCTGTTCCGATATTCGCCCAAGGGTGCGGTGACATTCTGACGATTATTAGCAAGGATTCTGTGAGTTGATAATATCGACTTGCTTAATTTGTTAATAAAGTTGGGAAGTTCAGAATCAGCGATGACTCGATAACAGTCACCGATTGATTTTGGATCTTCACTGCATGTGCCTGCTACCGTACAAGCTACGGAGTAGGTACCACCCTTAAACCTCGTTACTTGAGACTTTCGAGTGATAGTAATGGGGGCCGAAAGGCACACCGTATGGTTGA